AAATGAAAAAGTAAATAATAAATGTGCAACACAAGTGGGTAAAATAAGAGCGCAACAATTAGCACAAAAAGAAAACATCAGTTTACAAACTTTAAAAAGGATGTATAGCTATTTAAGCAGAGCTCAAGAATATTATGACGAAGGCGATAAAGAAGCTTGTGGTACTATTTCTTATTTATTGTGGGGTGGTAAAGCTGGTTTACGTTGGAGTGAAAGCAAGTTAAAAGAATTAGGAGAAATAAATTTATCTTCTATGGTAGTTGATGAAACTTTTGCAATTATCGATGATAGGTTAGCATATAGCACACAAGAAAAAGCTGAAGAGATGGCTAAAAATATAGATTGTGAAGGTTTTCACATTCACGAGTTTAAAGGTAAAGAATGGTATATGCCTTGTGAAAAACATATAAATAAATAATTATGAGAAGTAAAAAATTTAAAACACCAAGTAATACATCACCTAAAAATACAAAGCGTGGTTGTTTGTGTCCTGATGGCAAAAGATATAGTAATAAGTGCTGTGATGGTAGTTTACAAGCGCAAGGAATAGGCAAAGTATAAAATAAAGTTGTAAAAAAATATAACAGTAAAGGTTTTCAAACGTTTATAGGTATATACTCAAATTATGAAAGCAAACGAAATACTAAACAAAATAAAAAATATTGTTGGTGAAAAAGTTAATCTTTCTGAAGAAAAAATAGAAATGGCTGAAATTACATTAGAAAACGGAACTGTATTAGTTGCAGAATCTTTTGAAGCTGGAAAATCTGTATTTATTAAAACTGAAGATGAGCAAATTGCTCTACCAGTTGGTGAATATGAATTAGAAGGTGATAAAATTTTAGTTGTATCTGAAGAAGGTTTAATTGACAGTATTAAAGAAGCTGCTAAAGAAGAAGTAGTTGAAGAAGAATTATCTGAAGAATCTGAAGAAGTTAAAGAAACTGAATTAGAGGAAGAAGAAAAAGAAGAAATGAACTATGTTACTAAAGAAGAGTTTACATCTGCTGTTGAAGAAATCAAAGCAATGATTGACGAAAAACTTGGTAACAAAGAAGAAATGAAGGAAGAAGTAATAGAAGATACAAAAGAAGAACTTTCTGCTGTTGCTCCTGAACCTGTAAAACATAATCCTGAAGCTGAAGTTGATAATAAAGTAAATTTTCATATTGCAAGCAATAGAACACAAACAACTAAAGACAGGGTTTTTGATAAAATTTTTAACAATAATTAAATAAAATAAAAAATGGGACAAAAAAAATATGATTTTGCCACTACCACTTCAATAACTTCAAGTTATAGTGGTGAGTTCGCTGGGAAATATATCTCTGCTGCTCTTTTAAGTGCTAACACAATTGATAAAGGCGGTATAGAAGTAATGCCTAATATCAAATATAAGTCTACTATGAAAAAAGTAGCTACTGATGCAAATGTAATTAAAAACGCTTCTTGCGATTTTGATGCAACTGCTACAGTAACATTAACTGAGAGATTATTACAACCAGAAGAATTTCAAGTAAACTTACAATTCTGTAAGCAAGATTTTCAATCTGATTGGGAAGCTGCTCAAATGGGTTATTCTGCATTTGATAAAATGCCACCTAAATTTTCAGATTTCATTATTGGCCACGTAGCTGGTTTAGTAGCTGAAAAAACTGAATCTAATATTTGGCAAGGTGTTAACGCTAATGCTGGTGAATTTGATGGATTAGTAACTTTAGCTTTGGCTGATGCTGATGTAGTAGATGTTGCATCTCACGCTGCTGTAACTGCTGCTAACGTAATTGATAAATTAGGCTCTATTGTTGATGCAGTACCTTCTGCACTTTACAATAAAGAAGATTTACATATTTACGTTTCACAAAACATCGCAAGAGCTTATGTTAGAGCTTTAGGTGGTTTTGCTACTTCTATTGGTTCAAATGGTGTTAACGCACAAGGAACACAATGGTATAACGCTGGTGGACAGCTATCTTTTGATGGTGTAAAAATCTTCGTTGCTAATGGATTAGCTGATGATACTGCAATGGCTGCTCAAAAATCTAATCTATACTTTGGTACTGGTTTATTAAACGATATGAACGAGGTAAAAGTTCTTGATATGGCTGATTTAGATGGCTCTCAAAATGTAAGAGTTATAATGAGATATACAAGTGCTGTAAATTACGGAATAGGTTCTGACGTTGTTCTTTACCACGCTTAAGAAATAAAATAATAATTAGGGAGCTGAAATGCTCCCTTAATTTAAAACAATAACAATATGGCTTGCGATTTAACAGCTGGAAGAAAAGTGCCTTGTAAAGATGTTATTGGTGGTATAGTAAGAGCTTGGTTCGTTGACTTTGGAGACTTAGGAACTGTAACTAAAGTAGACGATGAAATCACCGATTTATCTGGTACATTTACTTGCTTTCAATACGATTTAAAAGGTACAAACAGTTTAGAAACTGCTATTACCTCAAGTAGAGAGAATGGAACAACATTCTTTGAAGAAACATTAACTTTAACACTACCTAAATTATCTAAAGAAGATAATAAGGAATTAAAACTTATGGCTTACGGAAGACCTCACATTGCTGTTGAGGATAGAAACGGTAACTTTTTACTATGCGGATTAGAGCACGGTATGGAAGTAACTGGTGGAAGTATAGCTACAGGAACTGCATTTGGTGACTTAAGTGGTTACTCACTAACATTAACTGGTCAAGAATTAGAACCAGCTAATTTTATTTCTGGTGGTACTGCTGCTGACCCTTTTGCTGGAATGAGTTCTGCAACTGTAACTGTAACTGTAGGTACGAATAGTTAAAAAATACGCGATTAAATTAATTGTGTGATTCATAATATATAGTTTGATTGGAGGGGAGGAAGTGATTAGCCTCCCCTTTTTTATTAAAAAAATATGCAAATATTAACTACAAGTGGCACACGAATTATTAACTTTATACCAAGAGAAACAATTTTAGGTACTAAAACTTATAAATTAGTGATAAAGTCAGAAGCTCAAAATAAAGTTTTATTTACAGATGTTAATGCAACATTTGCTGAATTAGATTACTATTATCAATATTCAACTACTCAAGCATTAATTGAGAATAATTACTATACTATTACAATTACCAATACAACAGATAACGCAATAATTTTTAAAGACAAAATGTATTGTTCAGACCAAACACTTTCAGACTATGAAATTTCAAACGGTGTTTATATAGAACAAAGCACAGGAGACAATCAATTTATATATTATGGATAATCTACATTTGATACAATTAGGCCAATACGAAAGGCCAACAATCACAGAAGAACGCAACAAGGATTGGGTTTCAATAGGCGATAACAACGACTATTACCAAAGTTTGATTGATGCTTATATGGACAGCACAACAAACAATGCTGTAATTAACGGTGTTGTTAATCAAATATATGGTAAAGGATTAGATGCAACTGATTCAGCTGAAAAGCCAGACCAGTATGCACAAATGAAAAGTTTGGTAAAACCTCACGATTTAAGAAACGTTTGCCAAGATTTAAAACTATTAGGCGAAGCTGCTTTTCAAATAACTTATAATGGTAATAAAATATCAGCAATAACACACTTTCCAAGAGAAACGTTAAGAGCTGAAAAAATGAATGATAATGGTGAAGTAAAAAACTATTTTTATTCTGCTGATTGGAGTAAAGTAAATAAGAATACAAAACTAAAAAAATTTCCTGTTTTTGGTAGTGGCGCACAAAATGAAATATTTATTATTAAAAGATATGTAACTGGTTTTTACTATTATTCGCCAGCTGACTATAATACTTCTTATGCTACACTTGAAAATGAAATTGCTTGTTATTTAATTAATGATACTCAGAATGGTTTTTCAGGCACTAAGGTGGTTAATTTTAACAATGGCGTACCAGATAGAGAGAAGCAACTTGCTATCAAGAATGATGTAATGCAAAAACTTACTGGTAGTTATGGCGAAAAAGTAATTGTTGCATTTAACAATAATGCAGAAAGTAAAACAACTGTTGAGGATATACCACTAAATGATGCTCCAGCACATTACACGTATTTAAGTGAAGAATGTAGTAGAAAAATTATGCTAACACATAGAGTAACTTCACCATTGTTATTAGGTTTATCTTCTGCTAATGGTTTCTCAAGCAATGCTGATGAAATACAAAACGCCTCACGTCTTTTTAATAACGTAGTAATACAACCATATCAAAATTTATTAATTGATAGCTTAGACACGATATTAGCAGTAAATGATATTAGTTTAAATCTTTACTTTAAAACTATTGAACCACTTGAGTTTATGGATTTAGAAAATATTGAAGGTGAAGAAGCTATTGAAGAACAAACTGGAATAAAGGAAGAAGAAGAAAGCACAGAGCTTGAAATAATGGCTTCTAAGAGTGTTTCTGATAAAGATAGTGATGAACTACTAAAAGATGCTTTAGATTCGCTTAAAGGCGTTAAAATGGATACTGAAGAGTTTGAAATAGTTGATATTAGAGATTTAGATGATGAAAATGAAAGTGTTGAGGATTGGGCTAAATCAATGATACAATTAAGTGATGTTGTAGATAGCAAAGAAGATGGTTTTTCTACTTTAGATAAATCAATGTATAAAGTAAGATACAAATATGCTAAAGGTAGCAGTAGAGGTGGAGAAAGCAGAGAGTTTTGCAAAGAGATGATGAGCAGAA